CTATAATCCCATCTACTAAACAACGTTATCCCGTCATCCCTTAGTTCTGGCATATTTTCTATCTCAATATCACTGTTGATAATGAGCAAATCTTTATACTGCGATCTAGCCATGTCGATCATACTCGATATTGTAACTAGCGGTTTATTAATTAAGTGTTCGATAGTTTTTATGGTTGGTACGAAATGTACTCCTTTGTAATCTTCAGCATTAAGTATTTTTATTTCCTCCTCTTTGTTCATTGAAAAGATATTGCCGTATGGTTGCCAGCTTTCAAGAGCAATGTGCTGCTGTGATTTGTTTGAGTGGTTTGGGGAAAGACTTGTGATTATAATCATAACCCGAAATTCATCATTTTTCGTCTTTGAAACGTCTGACCATCCTTAATATACTTTTCAGGACAATCTTGTTTCTTATTTAGTTCGTCTTTTTGACCATATCCCCATCTGTAATGCTCATGGCGCACTATGTTTATGGGTCTATACTTGTACTTGCCCAACCTTTGCGCCACTTCCATTTGCTCTCCATCTGCCTTTACTGAATCGTACTCGGGATTATACACGTACCCAAATAGTTCATAGTATTCTCTTGTCATTAATGGCAATGTAATTAATTTTTCATTTACGTGCTGATCTGGAACATGAAGCAGTCCTATTCCTTTATCTTTTTCAAATTCTTCGATAATATCTTTACCGAAATCTTTTTTTATATACACCATGTCGTCAGAAGTAACAAGTAAATAACGCCACGATACGTTCATAGGAATTGATCTATTTATCGCCTCTATTTTTGACCTACTCAACCCCCAATACACAATAAGGTTATCGTATTTCTTTAGTCGGCCTTTTATTTCTTCGTTATTCATTGTGGGATCGTCAAGGTCAAGAGTAAGTGTAATTAAATAATTACTAATCCCTATCAATGACTGAATGTTGTCAATAGCCGAAAACATTTTCGCAGGTCTTTCCCTACAAGGAAATTTTATCAGGATGGATGGATTCAATTATTTACTTTGCTTTAATATTTATTGCCCCCCCCATACCCATACCAAAGGAGGAGGATCAAGGGTTAATTTTTTATTTTCAATTGTTTTTTAATAATGGCGATAATAGTTCGGCTCTTATTCTTGCTACTCTGCTTTTTCATTTCTTCCTCAATCTTTTGCATAACATTTTCGGGAATCCTTATTGGTGTATAAATTGCCGCCATGATTGCAAATATAACACAGTTAGTAACACATTAAAAAATAAATCTTTAAAATAATTTGGAAAAGTACAATTGTAACACATATCTTTGATGTCGAACAATCAATCTGATTACGAAAATAGTAGTGTCAGAATAAAACAAAAATATGAAAGCGTTTAACAAACAAGTACAAGAGAGGTTTGCTCAAATGTCCCAAACGGGTAAACTATTCAGAGTAGAATTAATTGGACAGCAAATTTGGGACTTATATCTAAGCTCTTTTTCCAAAGAGAACGATCCTATTTTCCGTGATCCAAACAGCACTTCGCACAATTGCAATCATTGTAAAAACTTTATTCGAAGATATGGGAATATTGTATCGGTAGACGAAAACTACGATATAGTTACCATGTTCGATGTTGTTGCCGATGAAGAATTTTCGTCTACCGCTAAAGCATTGTCAAATGCAATTAAATCATCTAAAATCACAGAAGTATTTTTTGAGACATTCAACGAACTAAACTCACTTCCTTATGAATCCTGCACTAAATCAAATAAGGTGTTTCAGTTGGGTGTCGCAAGCAACCCAAAGAGGTACACTAAAGAAGAAGCTGATAAGTTCGGAGTAGTAAAGCCTGACGAGATAAGAACTTTCAATCACCTGCATTTGATTTTGGATAAAAACTTCGTTGATGCTTCTGGAAATTCGGTTGAGTCGATAATGGGAAATTACAGAGATGCCAAAAATGTGTTCCAGAGAGCGATGGAAACAATCTCTTTAGACACCCTCGGGTTGGTGAAAGATTTAATAAATCAGGGTTCTCTGCTGGACGGGACAACGCATTTGTTTAAAATTGAACAGATTATTCCATTAAAAAAACAATATGATAGGTTGCTGGTATCAAATAGAGATAATTGGTGTTGGGTAAACTCCTTCAAACTGCCTTGCGCTAAATTTAAAAACGAATTGATAGGCGTATTGTGTTCTGAACTATCTGAAGGAGAAGAACTTAATAAAGCCTGCCAATCATGGAACAAGAGAGTAGACCCGGCCAATTATATGAAGGTCACGGCTCCCATTACTAAAAAACAAATTGAAGAAGCAAAGAAGTTTGTTGAGGATAATGGCTATGTGGAATCTTTTGACAGACGCTTTGCTACCATTGACGACATTAAAGTTTCTGAGATTCTGCATTCAAATGTCGGTAAAGGAGAAATAAAATCAGTGTCAATATTTGATGGAGTAAAATCAAATTCAACAAGACATAAAAGAAATGAGTTCGAGGGAATTGAAGAGGTTGCTATTGATAAATTCATGAAGGACATTTTGCCGTCTTGTTCTTCAGTAGAGGCATTTTTCGCTAACAGCCATCAAGGTAATTTAGTGTCCCTAACTACTGCCAACAAAGCCAATTCAAAATCCATTTTTAAGTGGGATAATAATTATTCGTGGACATTTAATGGCAACTTAGCCGGGAAGTCTCAGATAAAGCAAGCCGTAAAGGACGCTGGGGGAAATGTCGAAGGGATTCTCAACTTTAGGTTAGCGTGGAATGACGATGGATTAAATGATAATTCCGATTTGGATGCGTGGGCTACCGAACCAAATGGTGTGTCAATAGGATACAGTTCGGGATACCGAAAAGACAGGGGAAACGTTAGGACAACGATGTCAGGACAGTTGGACGTTGACAATACACAGCCTTCGGGTAAGTTGGCGGTTGAAAATATTACGTGGCTTAGTAAATCAAAGATGAAAGAAGGGGTTTATAAATTTTGGGTGAACCAGTTTAGTGCCAGAAACTCAAAAGGGTTTAAGGCGGAAATTGAATTTGATGGAGAAACTTTTTGCTATGAATATAGCAAACCAGTTAGCGGAAACGTGCAGATAGCAGAGGTTACTTTAAAAAGTGGACAGTTTGCCATTAAGCACTTAATACCAGAATCCTCCGTTTCATCTAAAGAGATTTACGGGCTTGAAACTAACCAATTCCATAAGGTAAATTTAGTGTGCCTGTCTCCTAATCATTGGGGCGCAAACAATACCGGGAATAAGCACTTTTTTTTCATGCTTGATGGATGTATATCGCAAGTATCTATTAGGAGCTTCCACATTGAAAACCTGTTGCCAGAATTGGCGCAACACAGAAAGGTATTGGAAATCATTGGAACAACTAACATGATCGAATCTAATGGGAAGCAGTTATCTGGACTTGGATTTAATGCTACTGTCAAAGATGAATTAATTGTGAGGTTACAAGGCACTCATAAAAGAGTAATGAAAATACGGTTTTAATATATTGCAGTATGACTACAAAGGCCGCTTAATAAAAATAAAATTCTAAATATTAAAAAAACAAAGACATGGAAAATTTTAAATTAGCAAGCCAGCAGAAACTAAGATTTCAAACTACAAGGGGGTCGTTATCGGCAGAACAATTGTGGGATTTATCTCTTGACGATTTAGACGCTTTAGCAGTGTCGCTTGAACAAGAGCATAAAGAATCTGGCAAAAAGTCATTCTTAATTAAAACTTCGGCTAAAGATAAAACCGCCAAACTTCGATTCGATGTCGTACTTGACGTTTTAAATACTAAGGTTGAAGAAATGCAAGCCGCTGCCGAAGCTGCTGAAATTAAGGAGCACAACAAAAAGATTATTACCTTGATTTCGGAAAAACAAGACGAATCGCTAAAAGGTAAAACTATAAAGCAGCTTGAAGCTATGTTGAAATAATTCAAGATTTTTCCAATGGTGTAACGGTAGCACAGTAGATGTGGTTCTGCTAGTTAAGGTTCGAATCCTTGTTGGAAAACTTTCGCTTTAGCTCAGCCCGGTAGAGCACCGAACTCTTAATTCGGGGGTCATTGGTTCAAATCCAATAAGCGAAACTTTGAATCTCAGACAAACTAATTGAAATGGGTGCAAAAGCTAAAATAAAGATGGCGGATAAGGAATTGATAAAAATATCAAAGGGATTCGTTAAGGGGATTTTGGATGGAAAGCCGACAACAGATATGTGTTTTATAGTATGTTCTCCGTTGCAGGCTTACTTATCTTTTTGTGGCATTAGTTGTTCTTTAACTGAGGGGGATATTATTCATTGTGATAACGAACTGCATCATTTTTGGATTACACTTGACGATGGGAAAATCATTGATCCAACCGCAGATCAATTTGGATTATTGAATATATATGTAAGAAAGCAACCGTCGTATTATAAAAAGAAATAGAGAACAAACAACAATAGCTTTTATGGGTAGTCAAAAAAATGATATGTATGAGGCGATAGGATGCTTTTTCTGGATATTAATCATATCGGTTTTACTTTTAACTTGTAAATATGGATGCTAATACTACACCTGATAATGAGCAGCCGGAAAAATCTTTTCTTGAAAAGCGTCGTGAGCATATTCAAAATGGTCGTCCACTTCCAGAGAAGAAAAAATATTACATCCCAAAAGTAAGCGTCAAGAGACAGGCTAAACTGGATGCGGAGAAGGCGGCATTGGCGGGGCAAGATTCTTTTCTTGTGCGGTGGTATAAATCACACATGAAAGTGATGTCATCTACCTGCGACGAATGTGGTTTGGCGGTCGAAACCCGTGTTTATCAATATGCCATTAATTCAATTTGTCACATCTTAGCAAAAAGGGATGCCGTAGCGCCTTCGGTAAAATATCACCCCATGAATTTTATTACCCTATGTCCCTACCACCACGATATTCTTGATAAAAGCAACTGGAAAGAAATAGAGCTTTGGGGTGCGTGGCCGATCATTATCGAACGATTAGTAATGGTTTATCCTGATTTAGCCATAGAAGAAAGAAGATTTTTTCCAGATAGTGTTCTTAAATTTATGGAAGATAATAAACCGTTTTAAAATAAAAAATATGATTTGTATTTATCACAACAAAGATTTAGATGGCTATTGTTCGGGGGTTATTGTTAAATTAAAATATCCTGACGCAAAATTAATTGGCTATGATTATGGGCAACCATTTCCGTGGAATGAAATACCTACAAATACTCCCGTTATTATGATTGACGTGTCGCTTCCTATGGACGATATGCGAAAACTTTCATACCATACAGATGGACAATTAACTTGGGTAGATCACCACGCATCCGCTATTAAAGATTATAAAGAGGTACAAGAAGGCGGCAATCCGTTTAAATGTGATGGTGTGCTTGAAAATGGAATCGCAGCTTGCGAAGGTGGCTGGAAATATTTATTTCCAGATAAACAAATGCCAACTGCTGTTAAGTTATTGGGAGAATATGATACGTGGCGCAATCAGGATAAAAAACGTTGGGATAATGCAATCGTGCCGTTTCAATATGGAATGAGAATGATTTGCAGTTCGCCGGAAACGTTTCCAAAAGAACTATTTAGTGAGGCGCAAGATATAGCCATTTCTTATGCAGATGCCTATTGTAATAAAATATGTGAAAACGGTAGATTGATATTGACCTACCAGAAAACACAAAATGAAAGAGCGTGCAAGAGTTCGTTTGAAATAACATTTGAAGGATTGCGGGCTATCTGCCTGAATAATGGCGGCGCAAATTCACAAGTATTTGAATCCGTTTGGGATGAAAATAAACACGATGTAATGATCCCGTTTGTCTTTACCGGAAAGCATTGGACATTTTCACTTTACACTACCAAAGACGAAGTTGATTGCTCCGTAATAGCCAAATCAAAAGGCGGCGGTGGTCATAAAAAAGCTGCTGGTTTCAAACTCAAAGAACTTCCAGACGAATTTAAAATCCACGTATATGAGAGTACGCCCGTTGTTAATTGATAGCGATATTACCGACCAAATAAACTCATTGGTTGCTTATGCCGAAAAGAACATTATTCCAATGGATTATTTGCTTGACCAAAAGAACGGCGAAGAAAATCCACCCGGAGACTTTGAAGAATATACAAGGCATTTACCATTCGGCTATCGGATTGTGTTTACTATTGAAGATCAACCAGCGGGGAAGATAAGGCACTTATCAATGTCCGTAGATGAAGATGAAAAACTTCCCAACGAACACGCCGTTCAGGAAATAATGAAATTAATAGGATTTCACAATCCATTACTAAAGTGTATGGTTAAATTAGAAAATATTTCTCCAGCCCGACAGGCTATTAATATTCTTGAAGTAATTCCCTTCCCCCAACATAGATAGAAAAGACAATGACGGAATCGGAATACATAGTAATATTCAAAAAATACAATAAGCCTCTTATTTATTTTTGTGGTCAAATACTTAGAGAGAAATATTTGGCGGAAGATGTCGTTGCGGATGTAATGATTAAGGGGTTTTGTCGGATAGATAATTTTAGGGAAGAGTTATCAATAAGATCATGGCTGTATTTATCTTGCAGGAACGCTTGCGTAAATACCAATAAACACACAAAAGTAAAAAACATTATTTCGTTTGCAGAAAATTCTCGGTGGACTCCCAATATAGATAAATCCGACCCCGATGTAATAGAAGGTCTTATTCCAGTAGGATATTTTTTAACTTCTGATATAGATATTGAAGATGCTTTAATGAAAGCTGATCTGATGGAAATTATATTAAGAGAAGTTGAGTCATTCCCGACAGCTCGTAAAAAAATAGCTAAACTTTACCTAATGGGCTATTCCCATAATGAAATAGCTGAAATGTTACATTTGAAATTGGGCGGTGTATGCACTCAAATAAAAAGATTCAGAGATGCCATGATTGAACGATTCAAAAACTTTGAGGCATCTCATTAGCTCTTTTTTTTATGCCAGAAGTTCCCCGCTAACCAGCAATACCGCTGACGTTGGGAACGGACGGTTTGGTGACTTTCGGGGTTGTGGTTCTCCACTGACCCCTTTTTAAAAAGCGGATAAGTACATATGATAGCCGAAAGCCAACAGGGAATATTCCCCGCGCTAATCGGCCAAGCGATTCAACCGGAGGCCGTTTCTACGTTGCCTCCTCTTTTAAAAAACTTTTTTCACTAGTTAGAAGGTTTAATGGTCAAGAGAGTCCGGGACAAAATGATTAGCCTAATCCCGGCTCTATTTTTACTCGACAATTGATACATTTTTTTGAACAGTGGAGAAAATAGTTCGAAAAAGATTTTGTGGTTTGGATTTATAGTTGGTACTTTTGGAACGCAAATAATTAATGATAAAAAAATTGAGCAATGGGGCAAACTTATTATCTTTACATCGTTGACGGCTCCCGTCAATTTTCCATATCAGTAATTTTATCGTGACTTTATTTGCAGCCCTGCCGGTTTACCCCGGCGGGGATTTTTATTTTTCAGTCACCCATTAAAGCGACCAAAAATCCAATGGCTAAAGACCCTGCGTTTTTGTTTTACACTGGTGATTTTAGTACCGGAACTCAATTTTTTACAGACGAGCAGGTTGGTAAGTATGTTAGATTGCTAATGGCGCAACACCAAACAGGGCATTTAGACCAAAAACATATGTTACAGATATGTAAAACATATGATGAAGATGTGTTTAAAAAATTCATAAAAGACGAAGATGGTAAATACTACAACCAACGCCTTGAGGATGAGATAAATAAAAGAAAAAATTACTCAAAAAGTAGGTCAAAAAACAGGTCAAAAAAGCCAAACACATCTTTTTCATATGTTTCTCATATGGAAAATGAAAATGAAAATGAAAATATAAATACAATAGAAAATGGAGAACCAAAAAAAATCAATAGCGGAAACTTTAAAGCACGAGGGGAAGAAGTACTCTTTAACAACCTTGCCGATAGTGAATTTAAAGCTAAACGAAGTGGAGGAAAAAATAATTCAAAGCCGACTTGACGGATTGTCTTTTTGTCAACTTGAGGGGAACGATATTGCTATTGCATGTGATCGAATTATGTTGAGGGGTGCGGCTATTTGCGGATGTAATCTTCCTCAAACCGAAATGTTTGCAAGATTTATTTCAAAAGAAATAGAATCTTTTATAAGTGAATTTGGATATAGAGAGTTTACCCTTTCTGAAATAATATTAGCTATGCTTATAAATACCCGGCATAATTTAAAAGCATCAGGATTGCCAGAATTAGAAAAGATTAGTTTTTTTGGGAATTGCATAAATATTGATTACTTGTCATCAATCTTATTCAATTATTCAACATTGAGAAAATCACTAGACAGGAAATTGCAAAATTTTATTGATGGCTACTAAAACGAATTATAACGATTTACACAATATAGAAGGGATTTATTTTTTACCTATTGGTAAAAACAAGGTTCCGACTATACAAAAATGGCAAATACCAAACGGCAAACACGATTTAAATAAATGTTATGGAGTTGGAATTTTATGTGGTGAACCGTCTGGAAATTTAGAATGTATTGACGTTGATGAAAAATATGATCTTACTGGAAACTTATTTGAACGATATAAAAAAACAATTCATGAAATTGACGACAAACTTCTTTTAAAAATGGTTGTTGAAAAAACGCCATCAGGAGGCCATCATCTGATTTACCGTTGTTCGTCAATAGCGGGTAATACAAAACTTGCAAATCGTCCGACTACGCAGGAAGAAAAAGAAAATACCTATAACGAAACATTGGCTGCTGAAAAGAAAAAAGGTAAAGACGAAGTGACGGCGAAGGGAATTGCTGAAAAAACTAAAGGGAGTGACAAGGTGAGGGTGTTGTTTGAAACTCGTGGTAGCGGAGGTCAATTCAATTGTTTCCCTACGCCGGGGTATGAATTAATATTTGGTGACTTTCAATCAATAAGCGAGATAACATCCGATGAAAGAGAAATATTGTTGGGAGTTGCGCGTCAATTCAATGAGTTTCACGAAGAAATCACTTATCAAAAATCTAAAATTGATAAAGTAAAAGGAACTTCTTTTGATGATTATAATCAAAATGGAGATGTGATTGGACTGCTTCAATCACATGGATGGCAAGTTGTAAAGCAGCACGGAAAGAAAACTATATTTCTTCGCCCCGGTCAAACGACTTCGCAAAGCAGCGGAAACTTCGATCATGAAAAAAATTGGTTTAGCGTTTTTACTACAAGTACAGAATTTGATCCACAGAAAGCATATTTACCCTATGCTGTTTTTGCCATGCTGGAATGTAATAAAGATTTTTCAGAAGCTTCACGACGACTCTATGATATGGGTTATGGCGAAAGAAAAGATAAAAAGGAACAGCCAAGTACAAGAGTAATTCAGTCAAGGGTGAGTTCAGACGATGAGGATTATTCTTTCATGGCTACCGGAAACGATTACAACGATTATTTGCAAGCGGTAAGAGACGGAACCCTAAAGCAAGGCTTGACTACTGGTATCCCATCGCTTGACGAATATTTTCTTTTTAAAGAGGGCAATATGGTAATGACCAATGGTCACGACAATGCGGGCAAGTCGGTAGTGGTTTGGTATTTAGCCTTACTATCGGCAATGTATCATGACTGGAATTGGATAATTCTTTCCAGCGAAAATGTTTTGGGTGGCGTAATGAGAAAGCTAATTCAGTTCTATTGGGGTAAACCGCTAAGAGGTCAATTCGCTATCAATGAAAAAGAATATCAAATAGCTAAAAATTTTATCGAAGATCATTTCATATTGATTAAATCTGAGGAGGCAATGTATAACTACAAGGATATAATCAATATGGTTAAGAAAGCACTAAAGAAAAAAAAGATTCATTGTGGAATGATTGATCCCTACAACAGTTTGAAAGTGGATTTAAGCGGGTACAGCAAATTAAATACGCATGAATATCATTATGAAGCACTAAGCGAATTAAAGTTGTTTGGACAGGTAAATAATTTTGGATGGTTTATAAATCATCATGCCGTTACCGCCGCGCTTCGCCAAAAAGACAGTGAAAAAAAATACCCAATCGCCCCGCAAAAAGCAGACACGGAACAAGGCGGTAAGATAGCAAACAAGGCTGACGACTTTTTAACTATCCACAGAATTACGCAACACCCAACAGAGTGGATGGTCACTGAAATATATGTTCGCAAGATAAAGGATACCGATACCGGGGGAAGGGTATCGCCAATAGACAAACCAGTAAAACTTGAAATGTATAATTGGGGATGTTCGTTTGTAGAAAAATTCGATGGATTTGCAAAAGGAGTCGACCCGGTTAGTAGTTGGCATAACAAGACGAATAAGGTAGATCAGCCGACACTATTTAGGTCAATGAATACAGAAAACTCGTGGATGCCCTTCAAAGATGACAACAACACAGAAATTAGTTTTTGATGGCTATATGCAGAAATATACAGAATAATGTTGCTTACGAATATTTAGGAGAAAATAAATTCAAAAACCTGTTAACGTTAAAAGAGGGGGTTGTTGATGACGAAACAGCAGCGAAAATTTTTAAAATAAACATCGATGCTACCCAAATAATTCTGGATAATCCGTTAGTAGCAGAATTTATAAATAAGTTGCAATTAAAATTCGATAACAATAAAAAATAATTAACAATGGGATTAGAAAAAGAAACTAAAGGAATGACCTTCGTTAATATTTCGGAGGGCAGATTATACACAAAGCCGAAAGGTGGCGAAAAAGACTATTTCGGTTCACTGTCTGGAACAATAACCGGAATTGAGTTTGCCAAAGACACTTACGAAGGAAAAGAATTTGAATTAGCGAAAATTAAAATTATTGATGGCGCTGATTTGTTTTTGCTGCAACTAAGAACGGAATCGGGATATTTCAGGGGATTTGTCAATTCGCTGAAATCCGGGAAGCCAACCGAAAGAATTAAAATATCTCCATCATATAAAGACGAAAAGGCCAATATTTTTATTCAGCAAAACGGGCAATGGTTAAAGCATTTTTTTACTAAAGAGAATCAGGGTGAATTGCCGCAGATGAAACGTGTTCGATTTAAAGGACAGGACGTATGGGATGGCACAGATCAAACAGAATATTGGAAAAATTGGCTATCCAGCTTAAAATGGGAGCATGAACTTATTGCTTCCTACGGCAAAGATCAGTTGCCGGAAAGCAAAGACAATATTCCATTGGCATCAGATATTTCAACTCCGATAGATGGGCTTCCTTTTTAAATTTTAATCATGGAAACTTTATACTGCGGCCATTGTGATAAGCAAGTAGGATTTTATACTGAATTAAAATCGAATCAAAACACCGCATGGTGTAATGAGTGCAGTGGTTTTTTAAAAAATGTTCCGTATAGTAAACCTGCGCTGTATGTAGGAAAATATTCTGGAAAGCCAATCGAAGAAATAGCCGATCTGAATTATTTGCAATGGGCTATCAAAACCATGAAGCTGAACGAAAGAACCAAAACCGCCATTACAAATCGAATTGCCCAACTTGAACACGAAGCAAAATGAGTCATCCACAATACCCCGGCAGACCAAAGACAGCGAGATCATTAACGGAAAAGGATGAAATATTCATCAAAGAGAACTATGAGGAAATGCCCGTAAGTAAAATGGCAAAAAGATTTAATGTATCGGCTAGAACAGTTTATAGATTTATGTCGGAGCAAGGATTGAAAACCTATGACGTAACAAGGGAAGTAAAGAGGAAAAAGAAAGGGGATGTGCCGGATGGGTGTTTCGATTGGAAGTTGTTCGACAACTGTGTAATTTGAAAAGCCAAAAGAACAGGGGCAGGTGACCGTAACCCTATGGAAGCGGCTTGTGGATTGCAGATATAGGGCAGGAAGGATGGATTGACCACTAAGGCAAGGATTTCTACCACGAAATTAAAGAGTGGCTGTAATCGTCCCTAATGACTCCACAGAGGCATTGTAGACAAAATTGATAAATGTCGAATATGAGTAAAAAACGATCACATAAACCTACATCGAAGGCCGGAGAAGCCTATATAAAACCCTTCAAAGAATCCCATAAACAGAAGATAATTTCGGGGCTACAAGTGCTTCGCATAGGCGGGACGCATGAAGAAATTGGCTTGATTACGGGTATGCGCCCAGATCAGGTATGGAAACGTTTATCCGAGGCCCAACGTGACGGAACAATTTACGACACTGGGATTACAAGAAAATTAAAGTCCGGGGTAAAAGGGATTGTTTGGCAATGTAGAGAATTACTTCCCATATCCCCGGCCAAAACCGACAAGCAGCAATCAATAGCTAAAAGAATACAACAAGTTAACAACTCATTATTTGGATGATTATGCAATACGAAGATTTTTTATTGACGAAGCAAAAGGCTCATGTACGATCTGGCTTTAAGTGTGATAAACTAAACAAATACCTTTTCCCTTTCCAGAAATTTATTGTTGACCGAGCGCTATTGGCGGGTAAATATGCAATTTTTGCGGATTGCGGGCTTGGCAAGACCCTGATGCAATTGGACTGGTCGCAACGAGTAGCCGAACACGTAAACGGGTGGGTGCTTATCCTTGCTCCATTAGCAGTAAAAGCGCAAACTATTCAAGAAGGAAAAAAGTTTGGAATATACTGTCAGGATTATTTTGAGGCGGTTGATAATGGCGATACTGAAAATTTGACACAAGGGGTATTGATAGCCAACTACGATCAACTTGATAACATCGACTGTTCTATCTTTTCTGGAATCGTATTGGATGAATCAAGCATCTTGAAAAACTTTGAAGGGGCGACAAAGAAAAATATTATCGAAACGTTTAAAGATACCCCGTATAAACTTGCCTGCACCGCAACCCCCTCACCAAACGATCCGATGGAATTGGGCAATCACTCAGAGTTTTTAGATGTAATGAACCGAAACGAAATGCTTGCCATGTACTTTGTCCATGATGGCGGCGAAACGGCTAAGTGGCGCTTAAAAGGTCATGCTGTTAAATTATTCTATCAGTTTGTTGGAACATGGTCAATCATGCTGAATAAGCCGGAAGATATAGGCTTTCACATGGATGGGTATAATTTACCTCCGTTGGTTATTGAAGAAAGAAAAATAATCACCCCCTCAAGAAACGGAAAATTATTTAACGATACTTCTGTATCGGCAACCAATTTTAATAGTGAATTGCGATTAACGAAATTTGAAAGGCTGAACGATGTTGTAAAGTTGGTTAATGAAAAGAAAGATGAAAGTTTTATTATTTGGATAAAACACAATGAAGAAGGGGGCTTGCTTAAGGAACTACTTCCAGAAGCTATTGAAGTTCGCGGAAATGATACGGATAAGTGGAAAGAAGAAAAGCTATTGGGGTTTGCGAATGGGAATTTTCGGTTGCTGATAACTAAAACAAAAATAGCGTCATTCGGCATGAATTTCCAGTCTTGCCACAACCAAATATTCGCTTCATTAGATTTTAGCTTTGAGGGGCTTTATCAGGCAATAAGAAGGTCTTATAGGTTTGGTCAAGATAAGGACGTAAATATTTACCTTATCACAACCGATACGATGACCAATGTAAAAAAAGCAATAGATGAAAAACAAAAACAATTTGAATATATGCAAGCAGAAATGAGTAAAGCCATCAACGATAACCTTTCAGGGAACAAATTAACAGAAACGTTATTCGATAATGAAAAATTTATAAACCATTGGGCTGATATGCGACACGGCGATTGTGTTAAACTTATTCGCGAAATACCTGACGAAAGCATAGGACTTTCTGTTTTCAGCCCACCATTTGCCGATCTATATACTTATTCCAGTCATGTAGAGGATATGGGTAACTCAAAAGATTACAAAGAGTTTTTGATAGCTTTTTCCTTTTTAATAAAAGAACTGTATCGGGTAATGCTTCCGGGAAGAAATGTGGCTGTTCATTGCATGGATTTACCTATTCAGAAGGGTAAAGAAGGTTTTATCGGGCTAAGAGATTTTTCGGGAATGATATTACGGGCTTTTGAAGATGCTGGATTTGTATATCACTCAAGAGTAACGATATGGAAAGACCCGGTAGTTGAAATGCAACGAACAAAAGCATTAGGACTACTTCATAAGCAGATTAAAAAAGATAGTACCATGAGTCGGGTTGGTATTCCTGATTATGTTTTAATATTCAGAAAGGACGGCGAAAGAGAGAATCCAGTTAGTAATATAGATTTACCCGTTGATCTTTGGCAAAAGTATGCGTCCCCCGTTTGGATGGATATTAACTATGGGAACACGCTGCAGGGGTATAGAAATGGTCGGGAAGAAAGCGACGAAAAGCATATAGCCCCCCTGCAACTTGAAACCATTGAAAGACTTGTTTACCTGTACAGCAACAAAGGAGATATCGTACTAACTCCTTTTATGGGAATTGGCAGCGAAGTGTATCAGGCTGTAAAGATGGGTCGAAAGGCAATCGGGTTTGAATTAAAGGAAAGCTACTTCGATTTATCAAAGAAAAATATTCAGGTGCTTATGCAGGAATTAAGACAAGAAAACAACCCCATATTCAATTTTTAAAATTACTTACAATGATTACTATTTCAACGTCAGAACTTAAACGATTCCTGTATCATGCAAAAAATATCAGGGATAATAGAATACTGCCAATTCTTTCTTATGTAAAATTGGAATGTAAAGGAAACTCGGCAACACTTACTAAAAGCAATCTTAATTCGTTTGTGGTTTGCGAAATAAAAGCAGAATTTAAAAAAGATGAAACTATTTTGATTGACCAACAAACACTATCCGCCTGTGTAAATTTCGGAAAGGGCAAAGAAGTGAAGATAACTTTAAAGAATGGTAATGTGATAATGGATGACGGATTCAGGGAATTGAAAAGTCAATGCGAAGATGAAAAAAACTTTCCTGAAATAGAAACGAATACAGGAGAAAAAACTCCTTTCGATGCCGATGTAATGGCTTCGTTGTCTCTTGCAAAGAGCCATACACTACCTGCGGCAAGTGGCGGCATGAGAGAATGGAAGTGCTTTGTTCACGTTCTTAAAATTGAAAATAAAAGTTTTATAGTTGGCATTAGCGGGGCGGTTTCTTATTTTAAATCGTTTAAACAAAAAATGCCAGAAATATCATTAGACCCGGAAACGGTTGCCATCATTACCAAATTCCCGGAGGCTGATTATAGTTCAAATGACAGATATGATTATTTCCAGCACGAAGGAACAACCTACGGATTTATAAAAGCGGAAACGGGAAGGCCACAATTGGAAGGGATATTCGATAAATTTAAATCTGAAGATAGTCTTACTGTAAACCGTAAAGATTTGGTTGATTTCTGCGAAATGGTTCAGTCTTTTAATGGAACAACGATACCCCCCGAGGTTTCCATGATAAACGTAGATAAGAATAAGGTGTTGTTGAAATACATTGATCTTACTGGCGTGGAAAAAGCCTCTGAGCCAATTGCCGTAGAAGGAAAGACCTTTGACATTCCAGATATACTTTTTCTTCCAAAGAATTTATTAATCGTAATGAAAGATTTGGGGGTAGAAAAAATAAAGATCGAAAAAATAATGGGGAACATGATCGTTTCGTCACCGGAAGAAAAAAATTATACAGGTTCAATAATGGAATTATCAAAACTTTAAAATATGAACGACTTTAGATTAAAAGACTTCATTAATGGAGTTACGGCAAAAACAAGAAACGGGAAATCTGCTGAGTTTGTGGCAATGCTGAAACAGGGGCAGCCCGCACCACTTGTTGTTAATGTGGATGGGAAAATGGAGAACTATTTTATCAACGGCTCTTACTTCGGAACAAATTACGAACACGAAGAAGATTTACAAATGGCATAATTTTATGATTGACCCCAAAGAACCATACGAATGGCCTTGCGCCGATGACAACCCGGAAAATCACGGCTATGGATACTATGGATGGGAACCAGAAGAAGTTGACGAAGAAATTCCTGAAGAGCTAGATTCCGAATCCAACCCCTAAACAAACCTAATAAATATACTTCAATGATATGGGGCGGGGCAAATTTGCAAATATCAAAAGAAAGATTAGTAAAGAGGAATGGGATGACTATATTTTGGCTTACAAATTAAGAGGGCTTAAACCTATCCCATATCATCATACTCATTACGAATCATGGCATGAATGGGATTTTGGCGATGTCAGCCACGAACCGATAGTTTGCAAACATTTTGGATGCGGTTCACCCCTTACCCGCAGAGAACAATTATTCGGTGATTATTGCGTAATCCATAACATGATGGGAGAAATCCTGCATAAATAATTTTGGTAATAATAATGTGTTAGCATATCTTAGCGCCATGGAATTGAAAATATCCCCCAGAGAGAAAGAAGTGCTGCTATTGGTTGCAGATGGAAAGACAGCCACGGAAATAGGGCTTAAATTGAAGATTTCGGTATTCACCGCCCGTAACCATATAAGATTAATCAGGGCTAAATTAGGGGCAAAATCAGCTTCTCATGCGGTGGGAATAGCAAAAGATGAAAAATTGATTTAAGGATAGTGGGTATTCTGACTGTGAGTGCAACACTTTAAATCACACGGATGATCGCCGTGAAGCAGTCAGATACCTATTATTGCTTAGTTCTTTACTCATTTGTTCAATCATTTAAAAAATAAAAGTATGCCAACCAAAAAAGGAGACTTTGTTTTACTTAGAACATTTTCATCAGGAATTCACTTTGGATTCCTAGAAGAAAAAAGCATTACTGCCGGTTTCTTTGTTGTTTGCCTTAGTAGGGCTAAAAGATTATGGAATTGGACGGGGGCGCTATCATTATCAGAAGTAGCAATGATTGGCCCTCAAATATCTGGCAGCAAGATCGCTGTAACTGTAGATGAAATTGAACTTCCCAATGTCATTGAAATTATCCCTATTAGTTCTAAGTCAACCTTAAATTCGTTATATGAAAGGAAACGTGTATCTGCTGACGTATAACGGCGACGGCTACGGCAACGGCAACGGCGACGGCGACGGCGACGGCGACGGCTACGGCTACGGCGACGGCAACGGCAACGGCAACGGCTACGGCAACGGCTACGGCTACGGCAACGGCTACGGCAACGGCAACGGCAACGGCTACGGCTACGGCTACGGCAACGGCAACGGCGACGGCATATACAGTGTTAAACTTTGGGGCCAATGGTTTGAGGTTTCTGGTGAATTGGAAAATAGCTTATGTAGTAATTTGCCAGAACATCTATATGATAAAGTTGATAAAGAATTTTTGCAACGAATCACTAATTTGGAAAGCCTTAGGGCATTGCGTGAAAAAATTGGTCTGGATAGATACATTAAATTATTGGATGCAAAAATTATTAACGAACAAATAGATCATCAAGGCAATGAAATGAAACTTTATTCTTGCAAAGAAATTGGAGAAAGCTCATTGTTGCTTCAAGTCGTCTGTCCCTCAACTGGACGCATGTATCATCTTTATCCACCTAATCAAAAAGCTAAAACTTGTTTTGAGGCAAAAGCATCTACGTTTAAAAATAAACCAATAGCGATACGACATGGAGATGTTGCATTGGTTAAAATTGGAGAAGAAATAACAATCCCATTTTCTGAATCATAAAAATTTAATAAAATGAATATTCAAGAACGTAAAAAAAGAATCCTCGCAGTGGGGGAATCAAAAAATCACTGTCATGTAATAACAGGCGAAATTGAATTTGATAGTAAAGGAAGGATCATTGTGAGTGAAGATAGTAATGCCGTCCTTAAACACCTTTTAGAAAAAGATTGGATGGAAGGTAGAGAAGTATGGTCAGGTGAGCATACTGATATAAAACTTACTCCCGGCGTTTACGAACCAGTTTTACAGGAAGTATTTGACCCGCTCAGTAAAAGAATTGAAAGAGTACGTGAGTAATCCCTCTCCATTGAGACAAAAGAGAGCAATAATTATTTACCCAATTAAATAAGGGCAACTATATACCTATTGACCCTAAATGAGTAAAACTACGAATTGATGCAAAGAATAGGAATTATACAGGTTGATGGATCATATCCAAATTTGGCACTTATGCAAGTGGCGTCTTTCCATGAGCAAAGGGGAGACGTAGTTAAATGGTATGAAGGCCCGCTGTTTTCAGATCAATATGACAAGGTGTACGTTTCTAAGATATTCGGATTTTCGGATATGCCCATATTGCCACCTAATGCCATTGTTGGAGGTACTGGTATTGACTTCACAAATAGGTTGCCTGAAGAAATAGAGGCTGCACGTCCTTCTTATTCATTGTATCCTAATTGTAATTATCATATAGGTTTTTCCATGAAGGGTTGCAGATTTGCGTGTAAGTTTTGTTGCGTTCCAAAGAAAGAAGGCAGACCGAAAGTAAATAGCACTATTGATGGCTTGCTGACTAATCCCATAGGGGGGAATAGGCTTATGCTATTAGATAATGACTTTTTTGGAGGGTCGGATTGGAAAGAAAATTTACTGCGAATAATAGAACTGAAGCTGAAGGTTTGTTTTATTCAGGGCTTAAACATTCGCATTATTACGCCTGATCAGGCTGCGTTGCTCAAACAATGCAACTATACTAACAGCCGGTTTAATCAGAAGTATTTAACGTTTGCGTGGGATCGTTACAACGATGGCAAGCTGATAGATAAGGGAATTGAAATTTGCAATAACGCCGGTATTCCTTGTAATCACATGCAATTTTTTGTGTTGATTGGATTTGATACTACGCCTGATCAGGACTATGAGAGAGTAATGACATTGCGGGAAAAGAGGTGTATGCCGTTCGTAATGCCATTTAACAAAAGTGATCCGTATCAAAAATCATTTTCAAGATGGGTAAATAATAGAGCGGTCTTTAAATCATGTAGTTGGAATGAATATAAATATAAACAATCGTAAAACTCCCATAGTTGGGGTCAATAAGTATAAAGTCACCAAAAATTAAAACAACATCTTGATGAAATAATAAGACTGAAACAATCGGCAACATCAACGCAAGATTTATTTCCATTGCTTCAATATATTAACAAAGTGGCTGCTGAACTTGAAGAAAAGTAATTAAGATATGAATATTACCCGCAGAGAAAAAGAAGTGCTTGTTAAGTTAGCAGAAGGCTTTACGACTATTCAAATAGGGCAGTTATTTAATACCAGCCATCGGACAGTAGGATCGCAAGTAGAGAAATTACGAACCAAGATGAATGCAGCCACGCAAGCCCATTTGATAGCCATAGCCTTTAGAAAAAAGATCATTGAATGAATCGTAAAATCCCCATAGTTGGGGTCAATAAGTATAAAAAATAAAAATATGACCACATTAAAACAACTTGAATATTTTCTTGCAGGGTGGCCTCGTTCATTCAGTGTTCGGGCTGAAAACCGTCCTGATATATCATTGAAAAACACTCCTCCCCGCTCAATGACCGAAGCAGAGAAAGAGTATTATGCTATTCATAAAAATTTAAAAGGATGCAAACCATGACCAATCCTAACACACCGGGAGCTGAACAAATTATTGAAGATGGATTTAAAAGCTCTCATAACCTTGAATTTTTATCGGCTCATTGGAACAATCCTTTTAATCAGGAAGGTTGGCAAATATTCAAAATAGGAACCTGCAATGGTCAATGGACTTCAACAAATGATAGCTATGATATTCTTTCTGTCATTAATGACGATCCGGGTAACGGACACTTTGATGACGTACTGGAATGGTTTGAGCAAAGTTGTATAAGAGATAAAAAGGCACTAAGAATATTGGAAGTCTGGAATAAAGAACTTGCTAAACATTTGGTGACTAAAAGGGGATTTACTTATCAATCGGAAGATAATCTTATTAAGCGATTCAACTAAACTAAAAAATAATAATCCCATGCCTGACATTTATATAGTCAACTATCAATCAAAGAGCATTAAGAAGAAAGCATTACCAAAGCCGGATGGAGATGACTACCCGGATATGCTTGATTATTTGGATGCTATTGATAAGTATAAAGGGCAAATTGATTCCCTGCGCGAATATCCATGTGAAGGACTACTACCTGAAGATGACGGAAGGGAATGGTTAGAAAGACGAGATTTTATATTTCACCACCAATGGTACGATGATAAGAACGGTAAGTGGGTAGGATATTTTAAAACCGAAATGCAATATATGACAGGCGATGAACAACTTCGGGTCATCGCAATCCCCATTCGTCAAGAAGCTGCAAAACAGGATACCAGTGGAGATGAAAAAAAGAAAAGCTACGTTAAAGTTTTTGCAGAATTAAGGGAATTGATCGGGCCACATTGGGATAGCGTTAAGTGCATTTGTAATGAATTAATGCGCGATGTGTGCGAATTTAATTGTCCGGGATCACCGGGATACTCCGAATAATGTCGATTACTAAAATAAGTAAACCACAAAATAAAATGAAAAATAAAAGCCTCTACACCTACTTAACAGGAGCCGTTTTGATATTTTCTATATTTTTAATGACTCCCCCTCATTCATCTATGGCTGCTTTTGCGCCAATAGTAGTAAGGACGGATAGCATCCCTGTGTATAATTCATTGTTGGGTTGGCAGAACAGACTTACCCATTTGAATTATGTTGTCAATAGACTTAGGCAATCTGATCTACCAAGCCGGGACGTATCCTTTATGACTGACTCGCTAATAGCCCCCCTTATGCAGGATATTTATGTTCAGGTAAATAAACAACAAGCTGATACATTAAAAAATAAATCTAAAAATAGGTAAACTCTTTCAGTGCCATGCCAAATGGTATTGTTGGTTCATCAAAGTTGAAAAATGTACGGGAGCCTCTTTCTAGTAGCTCCCCCTTTTTTACAAATAGATTTTAACTTGCTATTCCGTAGTGGATTAGTGTAATTTTCATAGGATAAGGTTTGGTGATTCAATTAGAATCATCGGTAGTCGGGGTTGTTCCCAACTCTGGCTATTTTTTTCTCTTGGCTATACGAAAGGAATGAGGTAATTTGAAGTATATGGATTGTTTAGATGGAAAATGCTTATGCAAAAGTATTTGTGACCTCAATGATAAGTGCGTCATAGAACACCGTTTGTTTGATGGGTATAGGAAAAGCGTTGTGCTGAAAATAAAAATGACAAAATCAGGAATCGGAAGGGAAAAAGTAATTATTGATTTACTACAAGCATTTCAGCCGCCAAAGGTTAATCGACTTCAAGTTGACAATTACTATAAGTTTTTAAGAAGGGGGATTAATTTCGATAATCCCAAACATTTAAAAAGAATAATGCCGAGAACGTTGATACATCACAAGCAATTAGGAATAAAATCAGCGTCAAAGAATATCAGAAAGTTGCTTAATAATCTTAAATCAGACGAAGCAAGAAATAAAAGAAGCGTAGCTAAAAATCGTAAAAGTATAGTAGCGCAATATCTTGAAGGTAATAATGTTGATCCAACAGCCTTATCTAAAGAAGAAAAGAAGGTTGTGTATAGAGAGGCGGCTAAGAAGATAGAAGAACGTCTCGACAAATCAGGAAAACCAATAATAGTAATAAGCAATGACAAGTGAATCAACATACGAACTTCAGAAAATAGATTCTAATTGCAATAATTGTGGCTTTCTCCGTAGAGATCAAAACAAATATAAAGTTTGGGATAGGTTTCACTATGATTTACAGCTAGAAGAGTATCAAAGAGACCGGAACAAGGCGCTATTCCTTGCTTATGTGCTTAGAGATAAAACCAATCTGGCTAAATTGTTTAAGCAAAAACTACATTTTAGGAGAACCTCAGCGGCTATAAATTACGGATTTTGCCAAAAATTCGATTTTAAGGAGGTATCTTTTATTCCCGGCACGTTTCAAATAGAGACTCAAAAGTGTTTTATTCACCGGAAAGACTATGTTGACTAATGAGAATACCGGCATTATTCATATTGCAGATTAGCCGGACAAGATTCAAGTTCCTGCATATTCATACTGGATTTGACGACCGATCCCTGATATGGGTTCAAAACGGCTACCTGATGGATTTGTTTTTCCTAAAAATTAACTAACTTCGTTTTTCAGAGCGATCTGAATATGCTTGTGTCAGGGCAAATTCGGGTTTGTTATAAAAAAGAAAAGTCTTCCAAGCTTTTCAATACAAAACCCCGGAACTGCAATCTGACACTTGCAACTACGGGGTTTATCTTTATTCACCCTCAAACATATTCTAAATAGAAAAGGGGCTATTACACCCCTTACTGACCATTGGTCTTTATTTTTTTGAAAGCTTAAAAATCAACGGATGTAAAGCTACAAAATTTTTATCGAAAAGTGTTCGGCGGAGCTTACGACCAACTTTTTTGTATATAATACTGACGAAAAATTTCGTACTTCAAAAATTCCTTGTGTGAATAATGATGAAAAAGGAAATAATTATGTAACAGGCGATATTCCTAAATAATGTAATTTTGCCGTATGAAGCAGTTTCCCCAAAAGAAAGTCATAGAAGTGATTCACATCAATGAAACCTTCATCCACATAGAGAATGTGGTTTACAAAAAGCATGATGGGAATGAGGAAAAAGAATTGAAGATTATAGCCTCCCTTGTTCATATAGTGGGTAAACTTATTGGGGAAAAGAAGCAAAAACCAATCTTTGCATTAACAACAATTTTAAATAATAACCAAAAAGTTATACTCATGGCAGACGTATCGTTAGTAATCGGTAGCCCCAAGACAGGCATCTTTACTCTTGTAGACAACAAGACTCTTTTACCAATCAGTACTGTAACATTCTCAAATCAGGCTGTTGGTGCTAATAGCAATCCAGAACTTGCTTCGTTTGCTCTTGACCCGGCTAACCCTAATCAGGTTATTGGTTCAGGCATCGCTGCTGGTTCGGGAACCGTTGTTATCACAACTCATGCTGACTATACCGATCCGGGCGACAATAGCGCACAATCAGGAGATTTCAGTGTGACTAAGAATTACACCATTATAGCGAGTGCTGATGGCGTGACATTTGACGTTGTATTTCCTTAATCGCTCGGTTTAGCCCGTTAATAATAAATCCTTCAGGCCGTCTTAATCGGTGGCCTGATTTTTTCATTTCTAAAACTTTATAACAATGGGAATCCTTTCTATTATACTATTGGTATTCTGTGTAGTGCTATTATCGCTTGTTCTTTTGAATGTCCCCGTAAGCCAGAAGGTGATAAATGTTTTGTTTCTTATTCTATTAATTTTATTGCTGGTTAATAACGCCGGATGGCTTGATAGGATTAGTATTCACTAGATTCTTTTTTTGCTGTAAAGGGAGGATAATGGGCTATGGTTTGCCGTTTACTTTGTCTTTTACTTGTTGGGAAACCCTCTCACACATTTCTGGATTATCTTTGAATAACAGGCAAGCCGAATCTCGACCTTGCCCTATTTTATCTCCTTCATACGAATACCAACTCCCATTTTTTACGATTATCCCTAATTCAACAGCTTTGTCAACCACTTCACCTTCTTTGTTTATCCCATGCCCGTACATGATGTCAAGTTCTGTAGTTTTGAAAGGGGCGCAAACTTTGCTCTTTGCTATTTTAATCCTGACTTTATTTCCAACAACCTCGTCGCCATCTTTTATTTGCGCTGCTTTCCGAACATCAAGCCTTACCGAAGCATAAAACTTCAAAGCGTTACCACCTGTGGTAATTTCTGTTGGGCCATTATATGTTCCGTAACCCTGATTGATTGTTGCCCGAAGTTGGTTGATAAAGATAACAAGAGTATTAGTTTTGGAAACCGTACCGACAATTTTTCTCATAGCTTGCGACATCATTCTTGCTTGCAGGGCCATCTTTGCGTCACCCATTTCTCCCTCAAGTTCTGCCTTTGGCACAAGCGCGGCCACACTGTCTACAACTATAACGGAATAACCATTCGATAATATTAGCCTATCGAGTTCTTCCAGCGCCTGCTCGCCATAATCGGGTTGCGATAATAATAAATCTTCCACATTTACCCCGATCAGCTTTGCGTAAGCATCATCGAAAGCGTGTTCGACGTCAATAAAAGCGCACCTTCCATTTCTTTTTTGAGCTTCAGCAACCGTATAAAGAGCAATGGTAGTTTTGCCAGAAGATTCGGGGCCATAAAATTCCACTATCCTTCCGCGTGGCAAACCGCCGATTTGCAAAATAAGATCAAGCCCGAAAGAACCAGTAGATATTGTGTCCAATTTCCGCATGGGTTTGTCACCCAATCTCATCACTGAACCTTCGCCAAAATCTTTATTTATCTTATCAATTGCCGCCTGCATATTTTCCACTTGTTCAGGTGTTGGCGCAAGGCTTAAAGCCCCATTTATCTGCACCACTGATTTCGATTTTTCAACTTCTGGTTCGGCAATAGGTTTTTCCAGAAACTTTTGGACTTTAGGTATCCAACTTGCAGGCATTTCCTTACTCCCCTTTAACACAGTTGAAAGACTATTTTCCGGCAACCCTATGGCCTCCTCAAGGTCTTTCTTTTTTGTCCCAGATTCCACCAGTTCGTTTAATTTGTCAATTAGTTCTTGCATATATTATTTTTAGTTTTAGACCGATTTTCGTTAGTGCAACTAACTAGAACTAACACCATAACTAACGCTCCCGACTAACTAAAATGAAGGTAATAAAACTAATTCTACTAACAAAATCAAAAACACTTCTCCTTATTTTCTTGACTATTATCATTGATCCCCCCCCCTGTAACCTCATTACCTCCCCAAATTTGGCAGATAATCAAACAGCTATTCCTCTCCTCATTTCAGGTAGATAGCCAACACAACAGGCAAACCAGTTAGTCCAAACCCCACTAGCCCAATAGATAACAGCTTATTTAAACTCAGATCGGAAAGTCAAAAGC